TACAGTATCTACTGTAGTTGTGGTTCCTGCTACAGTTAGTTTAGGAACTAATAGTTCTCCTGTGCTTGGATTGTATCTCAAAGCTCCTGTATCATCTAGTAATGCATCTGATTCATCGTGAAAGACTACAGGGAAATTAGTATTTGCACTACTGTCTGTGACTGTTGTTTTAGCTGCAGTACCTGTTGTATCTTGATTTAATGTTCCTATAACAAAATCTAAAGTATTATCACCATCTTCATAAGTTACAGTAATGTTTGTTTCGGTATTACTTCCAACCATTGCACCTACTGTGTCAGCTATGTATTCATTTAAAGCAGTTCCGTCAACAGTGTATGCGTCTGCTTCTAACGTACCATCTATGTCAGCATTACCTGACACATCTAAAGTAGTTAAATCAAGCTCTCCTGCAATAGTAACATTTCCATCGGCTAATGTTATTAGGTCTGTATCTGATGTATGTCCTATAGTTGTACCGTTTACAATTACATTATCAACAGTAAGTGTTGTAAGAGTTCCAAGACTTGTAATATTTGATTGTGCTGCAGTCGTTACTGTAGCTGCTGTTCCTGAAGTGTTTCCTGTTACATTACCTGTTATATTACCTGTAAATGTTGAAGTAACACCAGTACTTGTTAGCATTCCTGTACTAGGATTATATGTTAAGCCTGTGTCTGTTTCAGCACCTTGAGAGCCTGTAGCTCCATCGACAAATACAGGATATACTGTTTCATCAGTGCTGTTATTAGCAGAAGCTGTGAATAAATCTGCTGTTCCTGTTGTATCTTGATTAAGTGTACCGATTACAAAGTCTAGTGTGTTGTCTCCGTCTTCGTAAGTTACTGTGATATTTGTCTCTGTATTAGAGCCAACCATTGCTCCAACTGTATCAGCTATATATTCATTTAATGCTGTGCCATCTACTGTGTATGCATCTGCTTCCAGAGTGCCGTCTATGTCTGCGTTACCGCTTATATCTAGTGTAGCTGCATCTAGTTCGCCTGTTAATGTAACATTACGAAAAGAGGCTGCGTCTTTATTTGAATCTACGACTACTGCTTTAGAAGCTGCTACTGTACCTGCCGTGATTCCATCTAGCATTTCTAGTTCAGCTTCTGCTAATTCAGCGCCTGAACCAAGTGTAAGTGTACCTGTAACTGTAAGATTATCGTTTATTGTTACTTCAGAAGTTGAATGACCTATTGAGATCGGAACACCTGAAGTTGCAGTACCAATAGTAATACCATTAGATGTATTAGAGTTGTCTATGTTTAACGAAGTAGTGGCATCTAATGAAATAGTTGTACCGTCTACAGCAAGTGTTCCGTCTATATCTGTATTGTCTAAGTTTGAAGTTCCATCAATGTCTATATCTCCTGCGACATCTAAGCCTGCAGCACCTGCGAGTACTAGATCATCAGCAGATGTATCCCATAACATATAAGCACTTGCAGTATCTCCGAAGAATTTAACATCATATCCAGTATCATCAACACCAACAGTTATAGTATTATCTACTTGAATAGCACCGTCAAGATTAGTTGTTCCTGAAACTGTTAATAAATCTGTAGTTATTGTACCATCAAAGTATGCATCTTTAAATTCTAATGAGCTTGTTCCTAAATCTATATCATTATCTGTAACTGGAACAATAGCTCCGTCTTGTATTCTAATCTGTTCTACTGCTGCTGAAGATACCTCTACAAATACTCCCCAACGATTATTTGTACTATCTGCAACAATCTTATTTAAAAAGTCTAAATCACCTATAGTATGTATATTACCACCGTGTCCTGCTGTACCATCATGTCTGTGACCAGTTGAACTAGCACTACTAGAACTATAGGTAAATGCATTGACTAATTGATTGTATTCATTGTTAAACAATGCAGCAGTAATGGTATCTCCATCACTGAAACTACTTTGTCTTGTATAACTTTGTGCCATGTTTTATTCTCTCCCCGATGGTACGTAATCTATATAAATTCCATTAACTGTATAAGGTGAATTTTGATTATCGCTAAATATTCTAAAATAATTACTTTTTCCACTTCCTTCTACCGACTGCCTTGTTATTGGATCTGTCGCTGCTCCAAACTTATATCCTCCTGCTGTTCCAAAAGTTGCTGTTGCAAACAGCGAAGGTTTCGGCACTGATAATGAATAATCTGTAGGTTGTGGACTATCCAGATCATCAAAATTATATCTTATTCTTAAACTTGTATCAACTTCTCCTTCTGGAGTTATAGAAACTTTTACATATTTTAAAGTTTTTAAAGTTCCTAAATCTCCGTAATCAATATCTGGTGTTTGATACTTAGCTATAATATTTGTTGCTGTTCCACCAGAATCTAAAAAACTATCTCCTGTATCGTGATTATATACTTTTCCGCTATAGTCACCATGATAATGTTTTTCAATACCGCCTGAACTAAACCCTGAAACTGCTGCCGCACTTGCGTCTATTCCAACTGTTTCAGACCACTGAAATTGTGTTCCTTGTTGTGTAGTTTTCAAAGTACCTATAATTCCTCTTGAAGAACCGCCAGTAGAAGAGTCTCCATAATATAAACGATACTGTGCTTTATCTCGTATAACAATACTGCTTACATTATAACTTCCAATATTATCTGCAATATTTTTCATTACAGGTTGTATAGAGCGAGTAACTGTGCTTAACTCTACGTCACCAATTCTTGCTGTACCTGCTAATGTCCGTATTCCGTCTGGTGCTAAAAATACTAAGTCACCACCAATCTCTTGAATACTTCTTCCATCTAAACAACCAATATTTTGTGTTATTGGTTCTACAGCAATACTTGCAGATATATTTATATTTACTAATTTATAAATACTATTCCTACAAAATATAATTAGATCATCACGAAAAGATCTTAATCCTACTACTTGATCATCTAATACTATACTTCCAGAACCTGTACTTGTAAAATCATCTATATCACTAGTTCCACTATAATATATAGTATTTGGCGCTGTTGCTGCACCTGCTACTACTAAGTGCTTGTCATGTATTGTACAAAACTTAGGATAGTGTGTTCCGTCTACTGTTATTTCTTTTGCAAAATAAGTCCTAGAATCTAAATCCCCACTACCAGTCATTTTAAAGTAAAAAGGTTTTACACCTGATCCTTCATCGGTAATAATAACTTCTCCGTAAGTTGTATCACCTTCGTAAGTTACAAAATGTGCTAAACTTTGTGAAGTTCTAGCAGAAGCACTACGCCCTGTAAAAGTACTATAGTTATCTCCACTACCTGATACGCTTGCTCTATTTATTTGTAACCAACTTGTACCGTCTAAACTAAAATATATATTAGTACTCGCACAAGCTATTACACCGTCTGCATAAACATCTAAACCTAATATATCATTATCACTACTTGGATTAGCAGCACTTCCTCCCCCAAAAGCTGAATAACCATTTACTCGTCTATAACCACCAGCTATATCAACTTCAAAATTCTCTAATAGTGTAGCAGAACCCGGTGTTCTTAACATTTCAAAAGAACTTGAAGACTTATCTAGTCCTCCTTCACAAGCCAGTGCAAAAGGTTGAGAAGCAGTCATTATATTTGATCCGTTGACATATATTTAGGCGCAGGATTCATTAAATTAGATCTCATTTGTCTTAATCCTTTTTTATAGTCATCTAATGCAAAAGCAGAAGCTTGTGGATTATCTTTAAATTGATGCATATAGTATCTAGCTCTTGCTAATAATACTGATTTATACATATCTGGAAATACTATAGCATCTCCGTGTGCATCTAATGCTGTAGGTAAATCCCAAGCAAAAAACCATACTCTATATACTTTATCTGGTATTGGGCTTACTCCAAATTTCCTACCGTCAGGACTTCTGATAACTACTTTAGGCTCTCCCCAAGTTTGAGTATCTGCATCATCTATATTCTCTGCTGCTCTATAATGATCTTTCCATTCTTCTATTGTTGAAAACGATAAGTTTCTACTTGTATATGGTGTAGATGCTCCGCTTACTCCTATAGTTGTTAAATAAAAATCGTTCCAATCTATAGCACCATAATCAGTAGTTATAGAACTTGAAGCCGCTTTTAATTCGTACCAACGAGTTCCTGCTACAGTTTCAACATAGACATTACCATAAAAAGGATCTGTTGCTCCGCTTTCTCCTGTAGCGAGGAAAGACCATCTAGGCTCTGCACTTACAATATCGTTATAAGCTCTATTAACACAGTCTTTAACATGAGCTTGTACACCTAACGCACTGCTAAAATTTGAAGATGTTAAAACAACTTCGTTTGATTCTCTTAGTAATTCGTTAGTTAATTGTAAATATGTAGTTGCCATTTATCTATTACTCGTCAGTCATTTCGTCAACAGTTTCTTCTTCTAGCTTATCAATAACAGTACCTGCTGCTTGAACAGGTATAGATATTGCTGTTTGACCTAAATCAACACTTTCATCTACTACTGCTGAAGCTACATTTTTACCAGCGTCTATTGTTTCTTCAACTATAGAACAACCAGAAACTATTAATAAAAAAGCAACCAGAGATAATATTTTAATTTTCACTATAAATTCCTCTATTTATATAAGTAGTAACTATTTTAAATCGAAGGGAAGTTACTATACCCTTATCCTTTTTGTCTGTTATAATTTTTTTGGGATTTATTAAATATACGATCCCAATTCTTCTTGTATGTTTGTCTTTCTTGAGCAGTCATTCTAGTGCCTGCACTTATTAATTTTCTATTGCCTCTCTTCTTATTCTTTAAGATGACAGGTCTTGCATCCGTTCCTACTTGTGGCATAATTTTTCCTCTAACAAGGTTTTGCTTTAGGCATTATGCTTCCACCTTTTGAATATTTTTTTCTTGATGCTGTACCACCTGAAGAGAATGCTGCACTATCTCTTCTACTGGATTTTCCCGTCACCCTTCTTTTAGACCTCGGTGATCCTTTCTTGTTTGCTGGTGTTTTACCACCTGCTACAGCTTTTATAACTGTTCTTGTTGCTCGTTTTTTACTCATTATATTTCCTTTAATTTAAGAGTATGGGGAAGATAAATATTAAATTCTCTTCCCTCATACCTTTTATTGCTTTAACTAAGATTAGTCGATA